ATGGTTAACGTTGCGTTGTCGGGTAGTATTGACGGTGGTGTCACGCCAGGATTGACAGTTCTAGCGGGCCCGTCTAAGCATTTTAAAACTTCGTTTGCACTACTAATGGCGGGTGCATATATGAAAGCGAAGAAAGATGCAGTAATGTTGTTCTATGACAGTGAGTTTGGTTCGCCACAATCTTACTTTGAACAATTTGGGATAGACACCAACAGGGTGTTACATACTCCAATCGCTAATGTCGAAGAACTTAAGTTTGACTTAATTGCACAACTTGAGAGTCTCGATAGAACGGATAATGTAATAGTTGTAATTGATTCAATCGGTAATCTTGCGTCCAAGAAAGAACTTGACGATGCTATCGATGGTAGGTCAGTTGCAGACATGTCCCGTGCTAAAGCGCTGAAAGGTCTCTTCAGGATGTGTACTCCATATCTTACTATGAAGAATATTCCACTGCTTGCCGTCAACCACACCTATAAGGAAATAGGTCTCTTCCCTAAAGACATCGTTGGAGGTGGAACTGGTATTTACTATTCCGCAGACAATATATGGATTCTAGGTAGACAACAAGATAAAGTAGGTACTGAAGTAAAAGGTTATCGCTTTATCATTAACGTGGAGAAAAGTCGTTATGTTAAAGAGAAGTCAAAGATTCCTATTACTGTGTCTTGGGAAGGTGGCGTACATCGTTTTAGCGGGTTGTTGGATGTCGCTATTGTTGGGGGTTATGTTGTTAAGCCTTCCAATGGTTGGTACTCTGTCGTTGATAAGGACACTGGAGAGATGGTTGGAGGAAAGGTAAGACTTGCAGAGACTATGGAAGAGGAGTTTTGGAAACCAGTATTTGAAAAGACTGACTTCGCAGACTTCCTTAAATCACAGTACTCAATGGGTCTTGCAACTAAAGTAGACATGGAAGAAATTGCTAATGTTGAACTCTGACCTTCTATCTGAGGAAATCCATTATGAATTGGTTCCCTCGGATAACGACATGTGGGATGTTAGAATCAAAGAAGCTTATCCTGAGACGGTTATCCGTTTCGGGACAGTTTCCTTGGATGGTGATACCCAAGAAATGAGATGGAATATGAGTATCGTTTCCTCTCCCGATGAAGATTTATCAACAGAAGACTTGACATTTCAAGAGTACTGTGGTAGAATACTAGAAAGTATTATGGCAGTTTCCCTTAGTGAGGGAACTGCTATACTTACTGATAAAGATACTAATGAACAATATGTCGGTGAAGCACTGAGAGAGGATTATGATGAATATAAACTTACAAACAACGATTCTAAGGAATCTATTAACTAACGAAGAGTACACACGAAAAGTAATGCCCTTCCTTGCCCCCGATTACTTCGAGGGTGTCTATAAAGAACTATTTAAAGAAGTTACCAAATTTGTTGCAAAGTACAACAAACTTCCTTCTATGGAAGCATTCAAAATTGAAGTGGATGATGCAGGTAGATTATCTGACGGTGATTACAGTCAGGCAATGGAGATGCTCCCCACAATCTTTACCTACGAGAAAGAGAACCTAGAATGGTTGTGTGATACTACTGAGAAGTGGTGTCAAGACCGTGCAGTGTTCAATGGAGTGATGGAGTCTATCTCTATCATCGATGGTAAACATGCAAACTTAACCAAGAACGCAATCCCTGATATCTTATCTAAAGCACTAGGTGTTACCTTTGATACTAACATTGGTCACGACTATGTTGATAATGCAGATGGTCGTTATGAGTTCTATCACAGACAAGAAGAACGTATTCCGTTTGACCTTGATATGTTTAATAAGATTACCAAAGGTGGTCTGACAAACAAATCACTCAACATTGCCCTTGCGGGTACTGGGGTAGGTAAGTCACTCTTCATGTGTCACATGGCAGCAAATGCATTGACACAATCTCGTAATGTATTGTACATCACGATGGAGATGGCAGAGGAACGTATTGCAGAACGTATTGATGCAAATCTAATGAATGTTGATATCAGTCAGTTAGAGAATCTATCCAAGGACAGGTTCACTAGTAAGGTCAGAGATATTGCAGAGAAGACTCAAGGTAAACTTATTATTAAAGAATATCCTACGGGTCAGGCACACGCAAATCACTTCCGTGCATTATTGAATGAGTTGAAGTTGAAGAAGAACTTTATTCCTGAATTGATCTGTATTGACTATCTAAACATATGTGCATCTGCAAGGATGAAATCTATGGGTGGTGCAATCAACTCTTATACTTACATCAAGTCTATTGCAGAAGAATTACGTGGACTTGCAGTTGAGTTCAATGTACCAATCATGTCCGCAACACAGACTACTCGTGGTGGTTACAATAACGATGATGTTGGTCTAGAAGATACGTCCGAATCATTCGGTCTACCCGCAACTGCTGACCTTATGTTTGCTCTTATCTCTAATGAGGAACTGAACAACCTAGGTAAGATACTGGTTAAACAGTTGAAGAACAGATATAATGATGCTACAGGTGCTAATATGAAGTTCACCATTAAGGTTGACCGCAGTAAGATGCGATTGACCGATGATGATGACCAAGATACTTTTGGTATAAGTAGTGACGATACTCCCGTATTTGATAAGACAGATTCGGGACAAAGATTTAAAGATTTTAAGATGGAGTAATCAAATGACAACAGAAGATAAAAACCTCAACCCACAGGAGAACTTTTTCTATGAGACTGGTATTGATTTTGTATCTCAAGATACCTTAAATGAACTTCTAGAAATGGCCCTGAACCTTTCCCCTGAGTTATCGTTTATTAATCGACCTTGGAGAAAGATTGCGTACAATAGTACCCCTAAGATTATTGAAGAGGTAGTCAAAGAACATGGTGGTACTACACGTGATGCACGAGAGTTCGTGAGACGTAGACTGATTATGGCACGTGAACTTGGAACACCCGCAGACGGTGTGTCCGAGATTGTTATTGACCAATACAGAATACCTAAAAGAATTGCAGAACCTCTTGCAAAAGAAGTGAGTATGTTATTGGATATCCCCTTAAAAGAGATTGACCCTATTGTACAAATTCAAAAGGAGGGTACTTTGTTATATCCACATAATGGTCATGCACGTAACTCATCTATCTTTTGTTTATTACAAGGTAATGGTGAAGAGACTACGTGGTATGATGAAACAGAACCATTCAAGATGTTTGATATGTATCGCATACCCGATTATTCTAAGCTGAAGGTTGCAACAATAGCAAAACTACAAGAAATGAAATGGTCTACGTTCAATCATCATGCATGGCATTCTGTTGCACGAAAAGGACAACCCGAACGATGGAGGGTTAATCTTAACATTGACTTTGCATCATTATCATATGACGATCTAATGGAGAAAATAAAGAATGTCCGTAAAACTAGTAGCACTTAGTAAACCTTCCGCAGACACCGATTGTAGGACTGCCGAAGAACTAATTGCATATGCAGCACGTGTAAGTAATCCCGCAAATCAGAGTAATAAAGATACTGCACCTAAACTGTTGGGTTACCTAATGAGGGAGAATCATTGGTCACCTTTCGAGATGGTGCATATGACTATGGAAATTGTGACTAGTCGTGATATTGCACGACAGATTCTACGTCACCGCTCGTTTGCATTCCAAGAGTTCTCTCAACGATATGCGGTAAGTGAGAACATCGATGTAATACGTGAACCACGTTTACAGGACTTGAAGAACCGTCAGAACTCTAATATAACCGATGATAGAGTCATCACCGAGGAATGGTTTCGTTCTCAACAAAGGATTCGTAATGCCGCAAAGAAGGAATATCAAGCTGCACTCAAGATGGGTATTGCAAAGGAACAGGCACGTGCATTGTTACCCGAAGGTTTGACTGAGACAACCTTGTATATGGCAGGTAGTCTACGTAGTTGGATTCACTACTGTGATCTGAGACGTGCGAACGGTACGCAGAAGGAACACATGGAAGTGGCACAACAGTGTTGGGATATCATCGAAGGTCATTTCCCAAGTATCACAAAAGCAAGGAAGTCAATAGAATAACATGACTGAGATAGTAATAGGAAATGAATTCAAAAGACGATTAAATGATATATCGTCTGAATTCTTTTCTATGTCACCCAATAAAGAAAAGTACTGGTCATTCAATGACTCGGATACTTCTATGACTGATGGTGAGTATTACTGTAGTGACGAAGCACTAGAAAAGAAACTATCCAAGGGGAAAGACCACGAAGGATTTCCTGAAGAGTACCTTGCACAACCTATATCGAAAATGGTTGAAGAAGACCCTGAGATATGGATGCACTTCAGGAATAAAGTTAAGTTTGATTTTGCAAAAGAAATAGGAGCACATTCAAGTGCGTTACTTTCCTATTACCCGCCAGGCGGACATGTAGGATGGCACACAAATTGGAATGCAAATGCATACCAAGTATTGTTCACCTACAGTAAGACAGGTGACGGATATTTTCGTTACCTTGATAAAGTCACAGATAAGATTGTGACTATTCAAGACGTGAAAGGGTGGCAATGCCGCCACTACTATTTCGGAAGGGTTGAAGAAGAAAACTCACATTGTTGGCACTCTGCATATGCGGGGGGTGAAAGACTCACTCTTGCATATAAGTTCTCCAATAAGAGTTTGATGGATGACCAAAACGAAAAAGCAATTATGATGAGGGATTTAGCAATTGAAGAAATTATGGAATAGAATAAAGGAAACACAGGTTCCCTATGAGGTATTAATATCATTAGTACTATTAATGACACTTGGTTTAATACTCACACCATCTCTACCAACACCCGAACCTGTTGAGGATATAGAGGTTGTTGAGATTGTTGAACTGGAACTGGTGACCGTACCTGATATTGATTATAAAGAGATGGAATGTCTCGCAATGAATATATACCATGAGTCACGTAGTGATAACATGGCAGGTCGATACGCAGTTGCGGATGTAACCTTAAATAGAGTTGCAAGTACTACTTACCCAAACACTATATGTGAGGTAACTAGACAAGCGAAACTGTCTGAGTGGCACCTAGAGAGGGGTATGGAAGTACCTGTAAGACATAAATGTCAGTTCTCTTGGTTCTGTGATGGTAAAGAAGATACACCCCTTGATAATGACTCGTGGCAAGACGCACTTCTCATATCAAAGGTTACAATGAAGAACGGTGAGTATCGAGGTATTACCGAAGGTGCAACCCATTACCATGCGACTTATGTACTACCTAAATGGAGTAAGGGTCGTAACATGCACTTGGTTGGAAGAATCGGTGCCCATGTTTTTTACCGTCAAGACTAAATAGTCCTTGACAAATAATGTTAACCATAGTATAATAGATACAATTCAAATTAGGAGAAAATTATGAATAAAGGTGATATCGTCACATTAGTGACAATTAGTGGTGAGTATGTTGGGAAGTTCATTTCTCAAGATGGTCAAAGTATTGAAGTGGAAAATCCTAGAATGATTCTATCTGACCCACAAACGGGTAATATGGGATTCGCAAAGGGACTTGCAGCTACGGGTGTTGAAAACCCTAAGACCGCAGTATTCCAACAGGTTGTTGTTTGTGTCTTAACAAACGAACAGGTATCGGACGCTTTTTTAAGAGCAACTGGTGAGAAGACTATCGAGGTACCTTCCAGTAAAATTATTGGGATGCCGAAGTAATGATTGAATCAGATATAGATTACCGTTATAACGAAGGTGGTTCTCTTAAGGAACTTCTAGAATATATCAATTCAACTTATGACCAACATTACTCTAATAATAAGTTTCAGGCAACTGAGTTTATTATTGATGGTGGACATGGTGATGGGTTCTGTATTGGGAACATTATGAAGTATGCACAACGTTATGGTAACAAAGAGGGATATAACCGTAAGGACATTCTGAAGGTTATTCACTATGCAATTATTCAACTCTATGTACATGAACACGAGGGTCGTGATTAATGACTGATACCCTTGCTTCGATAGGGTGTAGTTTTGTGTGGGGGGATGAACTTATCGGTTTCGATGATAATCCCCCTACTCATTTCAATAACACCTTTGGTCAGATACTATCCAATCAACTAGGGTACGAACACGTGAATCTTGCGTGTTGCGGTAATGGTAACGATAAGATTTTTCGTGATGCATTATTATACCTGAATGATATCAAGCAACAAACTCCAAAAGTAATGGTTGTTGTTTGGAGTGCGTTTAGACGTATTGAGTTATTCGAAGTAAAGTCACCTCACGAAGAAGAGAAAATGAAGATTTATAGAGAACAATCTATGAGTCAGTTTTCTCCTGTAAGAGAACATTATCTCAATAAAGAGAATAAAGAACTTGCGGCAATGTGGTGTACATTAATTAATAATAATGAAACGGGTATCATACACACCCTAACATACATGAATGCAATGCAGACTCTATGTGATGGACTGGGTATTAAATTATTACAATCTGTATTCCATCCCGCAATGTCTAATCAACTACTTAACATTTTCTACGAGAATGGAGTAAAGGACAAGTTTTGTAATGATTACAATAGATTCATCTATGGTCAGATTAAGACCCTGAGACCTGAATGTCGTGGTGGAATTGGATTCGTCAAATTGATAGATAAGATATTCAAAGACCCGACACTCACAAGAAAAGACGTTAGGACACCCGATGGATGCACTAAAGACCATACTGGTAAGAACATTTTGGACGATAGTGGGTTTGTAACCATGTATGAACTGGGTAAAAACTTAGATGATATCGCAGAATATGGACATCCTAAAGAAAAGACCCACGAAGTCTTCGCAAATAATCTTTATAAAATACTCGAAATAATTGAAAAAAGGACTTGACAAAACGGGTTAACCGTGTTATAATACTTGTATTGATAATGAGTAATGAGAGAGAAATATATGATGAATGTAATTGAGTATGATAAAAATGTTGATGGACTTAATGGTACGAGTCTTCAGGGACACGTCCTTACTACCTATGACACACTATGTGAAGTTCTAGGTCAACCAACCTATACCGATGCAAACCCCTATGAAAAGGTTGCATGTGAGTGGACTATCAAGGCGAAAGTCCGTGATGAGTTCATGGATGAGGATGATTGGGACACTAAAGTCGCATCTATCTACTGTTGGAAAGAAGGTAGAATCCCTACCGAAGAGTACTTGTGGCATGTTGGTGGAAAAGACATGTATTCACAGGAAGTGGTTCAGCAAATATTGATCAGAAAATTAACCCCCGCATTTGAGTACTAGGAGTATATTATGTTAAGAGTGATATTTGGAATGATACTTGCGTTAGGTGGTGTTGGTGGAATAGAAACCAATACTGAGGTTGCAATACCCTTGGATAGTCTAGGGATTGCATTATTAGGTCTAGGTGTTATGGTTTGGGGAGTTCTCTCCATTGTTGAAATTGAGGAAGATAGTTATGAGTAAGATGGGTAAGTTTGTGTTTGAAGTCCAAGAGATTGTCGAACAGAATGCGTTTGAATCTTTTGATGTCATTCAGACAAAGGTGAAAGAATCCTTTGCACCTGAGTATCAGGAGTATGCAATCGAAACTGCAAAGATTATGCAGGAAGAAATTTTATATGACTGGAAGGCGTATTCGTTATAAATAGATGTATTATGAAAAAGACACCCCAAAAAATCAAGTCAAGATACGGACGGATACTATTCGACAAGGATAGTCCGTTCACCCATAAGGTCGTCCAAGACAAGACGAAATACAATCGTAAGAAGAAGAATCCCCGCAAAGACGGGGATTTTTTTTGCATATGTGTTAGTTTATGATAGAATCAAAGTACGGTGATATACACCTTAAAGTGTACCTTTGGTAAACTTAAAGCGACTCATCTGTCCTGTCTGCGGTCACATAAACAATACATTATTTTTCCAATATAAACCTTTTATCGTATAAATAAAGGTATGGAAAGCGCATTTACTCTAATCTCTGAATTAGGGTTCCCTATCGCTGCCGCAATGGTTGGTGGTTTCTTCATGTTTCTGACTTTAAAATACATAATGGACGGTGTCATAGGACAGGTGAAGTCTATACATGGGATAGTTGGGAGTCTTGACAACAGAGTCAAAACTATGAATCATGATATGGTTCGTATGGATACTACTATGTGTGTTGTTTTGGGAATAAGACCTGACTTAGGTCGTATCTCTAGAGCAGACGGTAAGAACGATGCAAGGAGAGATTAATGGATGTTGTTACTGCGATAAAAGATTTTGGGTTTCCCATAGTCGCTGCGGTAGGAATGCTCTACATGATTTACTTCGTATGGAAGACCATTACTGAAGAAGTAGAAAAGTATCTACAAGAAACAATGACTGTGTTGATTGGACTTATTGACCGTATCAGGATGTTGGATAATGACATAATAAGATTGCAACAGAAGTTAGATACTGCAATAGAAATGAAAAGGAAAGGTGATGAAGAAACTAATAAAGATTAGTATAGTAATACTTGGCGTGATGATTACACAGTCTGACTTGGAAGCAGCACCAAAGGAACACAGTTTTAAAAACCCCTCGTTTAGTGGGGTCAATGCAAGTAGTCATTGGTTGACTATAGAGAATCAGACCTTTAATCGTAAAAAAGCGATAAAGGAAGAGATTAAGGCATTGAAGGAACAGTTGGAAAG